CAACTGCTGGCGATGGTGCTTTCCTCTACAACTCGGATCTTTCCGCTATCGGTCGCGGCCCAACGCCTTTGACCCTTAACGGTTATCCCTTGGCAATGACAAACGCTGTCCCTTCTAACTTGACGAAGGGCTCCGCTTCCAGCGTTTGTTCTGCCATGGTTGCTGGCGACTTCAGCCAAGCCATGATTGGTTTCTATGGCAACGGCCTAGAAATCACCGTTGGCACTGACTCTGATGACTTTGCAAAAGCTCTGACATCAGTTCGCGGCATCCTCACCTTTGATGTTGCTGTGCGCCAGGCTTCTGCCTTCGCATCGATCGAAGACATCACCACCGCTTGATAATCACCGGGGCCGGAAACGGCCCCCTTTTTTTCATGAAAGTCACTTGTACAAACGCAGTCATGGCCAGCGGTCAAGCCCTTGAGGCTGGCCAAAGCTATGAACTAAGCGACGCCGATGGTGAGCTTTTGATCCGTATGGGCAAAGCTGTCAAAGCGTCTGAAGAGGATCCAAAGCCAAAAGCAAAACGCAAGCCAAAAGCTGATGCCACTAGCTGATTTTTTGACAACTGATCTCGGGGTTTTCCTTGATGATCCTTTTGCTGTGTCTGCAACGTCAGGCGATACAACAGCAAATGTTTTGTTGGATCAGCCGGGCCAGGTCTTAGCTGGTGACATGGTGTTAAACACTGATTATCAGATCACCGCTAAGACTTCCGACTTTGGGGCATTGCTTGCCGGGGCCAGCATCACTGTTGATTCTGTCGCCTATACGGTGCGCGAAACTCGTTTGATTGATGACGGGTTGTTGTGTGAGATCCTGTTGCAGAAAACATGACGACACTACGCGAAAACATTCTTGAAGACATCATGAGCAGCCTGAGCGGCACCACAGGCGTGGGCGCTCGGATTTATCGCAGCCGTGTTGTCCCATTGCAGCGCGGCGAAAGCCCTGCATTGGTTGTTGAGCCTGTAAGTGATACGCCAGAACAAAACACAAGCTTGCCAACGTTGGATTGGTCGCTTTTGGTCCGCGTTTCTGTCATTGTTCGCGGCGAAAAACCTGATGAAGTTGCAGATCCAATAGTTGAAAGCCTGCACAGCAAAATCATGGCTGATTTAACTCTTGGCGGTTATGCGATCGACGTTCAACCGCAGGGCGTGAGCTTTCAGATGGTTGATGCTGACCAGCCTGCCGGGATAATTGGATGTGATTATCTTGTTAGATATAGAACTCAAATAGCTGATCTCACCCAAGGCCCTTAAGATGGAAAATGAAAACAAAGGTCAAGGCGGGTCGTTCCTTCTTGACCCTAAAACCGGCAAAAGAAAGCTCATCGAGCGGACTGAGCCAGCGCCCACACCCGCACCTTTGACTGAGGACCTGACCGATGAGCCTAAAGACCCGCAAACGCCTACTAAGGTCAAAGATTGAATCAAGCTATGGCACTGACCCAACTCCTGCGGGTTCAGATGCTGTGTTGGTTCGTAGCTTAGAGATTACCCCGCTTCAATCTGACGCTGTTGAAAGGGAACTAATCCGTCCTTATTTTGGCAATTTCGAACAACTGCTAGCCAATCAGCATGTTGAGATCACGTTTGAAGTTGAACTAGCGGGATCTGGCGCGGCTGGCACTGCTCCAAAGTGGGGACCGATTTTTCGCTCTTGCGGGATGGGTGAAACCATTGTTGCCTCTACATCGGTCACTTATGCACCTGTAAGCGCCAGCCTCGAAAGTTGCACGCTTTATTTTGACAACGACGGTGTTTTACACAAAATCACCGGTTGTCGTGGCACTTACACGATGACTTGTGAGGTTAATGCAATCCCTGTGATTAGTTTCACGATGATGGGGATTTACAACGCTCCGACAGACACTGCTCTGCCTTCTGCCACTTATGCGGATCAGGCTAAACCTGCCTTGTTCCGCAGTGGGAATACAAGCAGCTTTTCCATCTTTGGTTACAGCGGGATTTTGCAATCCTTAAGCCTTGAGTTGGCAAATGAGACGATTTATCGTGAGCTGATCGGCGGAACTAAAGAAGTTCTTATAACTGATCGCAAGCCATCTGGCGAAGTTGTTGTTGAAGCTGTGAGCCTTGCAACTCATGATTTCTTCACAGACGCAACCGGCACAGCAACTGGCGGCCTGTCATTTACACACGGCACAGCCGCTGGCAATATTGTTGCATTCAGTTCCCCCCAAACTGACTTAGGCGCCCCGGCTTATTCGGATCAGGATGGCATTCAGATGATCACCCTGCCTTATACGTCAACGCCATCGTCAGGCAATGATGAGCTGAGCTTCACCTTCACCTGATTTACATGGCTTTTGTCCTCAAGCAATCAGACTCTTACAGCTGGCCGGTCACCCTCATCATTCCTGTTGATGGTGGTCGGCGTGAAAAGCATACGTTTGACGCTGAATTTAAACGCCTCCCTCAAACTCGAATCAATGAGATTGTGCGGCAAGCGAAAGGGATCAGCGACGGCAGCTCTGATGAGTCTGCAATGCTTGAGGATCAATCGGCATGTGCTGAGATTCTTGTTGGCTGGTTGAATGTTGTTGATGACAGCGGCGAGCAAATCCCCTTCAGCTCTAAGGCACTTGATCAGCTTTTAGAATTGCCAACTATTGCGGCGCAAATCATCCGGGCATGGTCTGAAAGCCTTGAGGTTGCAAAAAGAAAAAACTGATCGGCGCTGTTGAACATTGGTTTAAAGGTGACAGCAGCGCAAACGATGAATTAAGAAAAGACGCGGAAAGCTTAAACATAGATCTGCCGGATTCAGTTTTTAAAACTGATGATTTTGAGGTTTGGCCTGAGAATGTTGAATCTTTGAACATGTTTTTGCGTTGCCAAACACAATGGAGGACTGGCCCCAACGGGGTGATTGGGCTTGATTATTCTGTGGTCTTGGAGCTGTGCAGGCTTTATGATGTAGGGAACAAAGCCGCCATGCTGGAAGATCTGCAAATCATGGAAGGCCACGCGCTGGGATTAGTTGCAGATGCTGCAGAAAAACAGCAAAAAGCCGCACAACGCAAGGGGAAACGCTGAACCATGGCAATGAACCTTGAGACCGTCCTAAAAATTAGAGCCGATGTAACTGGCGACAATGAGATAAGAGGCTTGAATGACAAGCTGAAAAAATCGGCGACGAACGCAGGGCGTGCTGCAACCGGTTTCAATAAACTTAGAGCCTCTGCCAGTGGTGCGATTGGAGCAATGCGCGGGCTGTTGCCCGTCATTGGCGTTGCAGGACTTGCGGCGTTTGCCACAAACAATTTGGCCGCTGCCGATGCAATGTCTAAGCTTTCACAACGCACCGGGATTGCAGCTCCGGTGCTTGATCAATTCCGCAAGGTTGCAGAGTTAAGTGATACAAGCATTGAAAGCTTAGGCCGAGCTTTCCCGGCGCTGTCTTTAAATATGAAAACAGCGGCGGACACGGCAAAAGGACGAGCGTTTGAAGCGTTCGAAAGCCTTGGCGTTTCCCTTGCAGACGCTGACGGTGAGCTCAGGAATGTTGATGAGGTGATGCTTGACGTTTCAGACAAGTTCAGAGGGATGGCGGATGGTGCTGAAAAGTCTGCTTTGGCGTCGTCTATTTTTGGCACAAAGCTTGGCTCAGAGCTTATCCCGCTTTTAAACAGTGGCGGCGATGCAGTACGAAACATGGGCACAGCATTAACGCAAGAATTTGCGGATGATGCCGCGGCATTTAATGACAAAATTGAAAAAATGCAAGAAAAATTTAGCGATCTTGGGTTGGAACTGACAGAAGCTCTCTTGCCTGCACTTGAGGGTTTAGTTGATTTCCTTGGGCAGGCAATTAATCTGTTCACAGCGTTGCCGGGTCCGGTTCAAAATTTCACCTTGGCATTCGGTGGCTTTGCTCTTGTTGCCGCAGTCTTTTCCCCGCTTGTACTTGCCATCACTTCATTAGGTCCGGCAGTAACGGCGGTTTCTTCTGTAGTCGGGCCAGTGCTGGCGGGGATTGTTGGTTTGTTAACTGGCCCTGTGGGCATTGCAATCGCAATTGGTGCAGTGCTAGCAGCTGTTTACATATTCAGGGATGACATTGGCGCGTTTTTTGTGTCGCTTGGCAATCTAATATCTGATTTTATGGTAACGCTTTATCAAATCTTTGTCCAACCAGTCGTTGATACTTTTAATGAAGTGATGGCTTTGATTTCTAACGCTTGGGCCATCGTTTCAGATCTTTTGATTGCTCCCTTTAGTTCTTTTATCAAATTATTGCACGATGAATTTATAGCTCCATTAATCGGTTTTTTGACTGGGGCAACGAACACCTTGGGCGGATCTTGGGGTGTCCTTGGTGAGGTTCTTGCCGCGCCATTCAAGGCTGCTTTAGGTTTTGTCAATTCTAATTTTCTTGAACCGATCTTGGCTGCAATCTCACTTGCTGTTGATAACTTAAAGCAGTTTTGGGGAGCCCTTACTGAAGGGCTAAAAAAACCTTTTGAAGACGCTTATAATTTTATAAGTGACAATTTTGTTGAGCCAATCCAAAGTCTTATTGACGACGCTGCCATTGTTATCATTGACAATTGGCAGGCAATAGAAGAAGGTTTTGCGGCACCATTTATCGCAGCGGCTGGGATTATTAAAGATGTTTTAAGTTCTGTTATTGATTCAGTTGAAAGCGCAATTAACTCAGCTGTCAAAGCAATTAATAACTTAATTCGTGGGGCTAACGACATCTCTGGAGCTGTTGGACTGCCTGCAATAAGCACACTTGGAACAGTCAGTATTCCCCGCTTTGCCGATGGTGGCGTGGTTAATGGGCCGACAATGGCAATTGTTGGTGAAGGCGGCGAGTCTGAATATATTGTTCCCCAAAGCAAGGTAACTGGGTTCGCTAAGAACTGGATGGCAGGGCGCCGGGGGATCGGCGCTATTCCCGGCTTTGCCAAAGGTGGTGTTATTAATGCAGGCGGCGGCAGTAGTGGCGCAGGCAATACAACAGTCCAAGTCACGACCGGCCCGGTCTTGCAGCAAGAGGGAAAGAATTATGTAACGGTAAAAGATTTAGAAAACGCTTTGAAGCAATTTGGTTCGCAGGTGTATAAAAATCAACAAAGTTATGGTGGCCGCCGTTTTCAGGGGGTTGCAGGATGAGCAGATCCCAGATGGCAACGTTGCGCCTTTACAGCGGGGGAACAACGTATATCCGTTGGCAAAATTATTTCGTGAACACGTCGCTTAGTTTTTTGTCTGAGACTTGGGATTTTTTCCCTTTTGAGTTTGGAGGGATTACTGAAAGCGCAGCGCCTGGTGGCAATGAATTGACAATTAACTTACCGGCAACAAGCACCGTTGTGAGTGAATTTTCAAAAGCCCAAGCAAATCTGTGGTTGTGTGAGGTAACCTTGTATGAATTTAGCGCGTATTCTTCGCAAAATGCAGCGCCAACAACTTATACAGTTGTGGCTTCGCACTTGGGGCAGGTCTTAAACTTGGGAGGATCTTTTGCTCAGCTTGACATAGGATTAGGAACGGTTTTGTCACCTGTAGGTTCTCAAGTCCCTCCGCGCACTTACAGCACTTCATTGATTGGAGCCCCTTTAAGACAATGACGATTCAAGTTTTTGACCCGTTGCAGCTATTGCCCTATCAGTCTGGGGCTGTTACATCCCCAGGGTCAGAGAGTGCGGCTGATGTTTCGTCATCCCTCACAAGTCCTCAAGAGAATGCAAAAATTGGTGAATCTGTGCCAATTGTTTTTTGCCGCAGAAGAAACAACAACGGGGGTATTTTTGTAAGCCCAAAAGCAACAGAAGGAAGATATGAGAATGGTATTGTTTACGCAAGCGTTGACGCAGGGTCTCCTGGATATCCTTATCTGGTTGACATTGCCCGAGAGTTCTTAGACATAAAACTTTGCCTTGTAATAAGTGAGGGGGATATGAACCCTTTAAAGCTGAACGATATGTTTTATGGTGAATGTAAGCGCGGCACTTATGCACAGTCTTATGACGAAAGGGCTGGGACGTGGATCCCCGGCAATTTTATCGATGATTATATAACGAGTACAATCACAGGATACAATCTTCCGACCTCTCGCACAGCAGGTGAATCGTATTATATGATCGACGTAGGGACAGTTTATTACGCCATCAGCGCAGCTCTTATATTCCCAATTGATCATGTAGCCCGTAATTGCCCTGAATATTGCGGCACTTCTGGTAGCTATGACAATATGACTGTTGTTAGCTTTGAGCATAGGCTTTTTAATTTTGATAACTGGGATGTCCAAGTTCATGCTTTTGTCAGAGAAGGGATGAATGTTACACGGCTTATTGATGACATTTCGGGGCCGAGTGACAACTTTGTGGATCTTGCGAAGTATTTGATTGTCAAAACTTCTGCTGTCCCAAACGAGTTAATAGACAATGCTCTATTTGTTTCTGCCGCTAAATTTCTTGAAGCAAATTCGTTTTTTTTCAACGGCAAACTAGAAAAATCTGCAAACCTTAGCGACTGGATGCAAGCTCACGCGCATTTTTTCCTTTTAAG